TCGCCGCCCTCGGTGCCGTGCCCGTAGGCCTTCACAAGGTCGCGGCTGCGGTTATAGCGCAGGCCCCATTGCATAGCGTCGGCGGCAATGGGTGCGGGAAGGTCTCGCAGATATCCGGCAGGCGCTCCGGCTAGATTGGCGAGCTGATTAAACGACCAGTTCGTCGGCTTGTTCAAATGCTCGCGCCCGTCCTCATCGGTGTATTCGACCAGAATCTCGCCCCGGGTGGGGTTCGCTTCGTCGAGCTCGCCAATAATCTGCATTTTGTGGGTGTTCACAATCTGGCTATGCATTTGGCGGGCGTCGGCCTTCTTAAAGGCCAGCATATCCTCGAGGGACAAAAAGCGCTCATCCTCCGGGCGGTTCCACCAATTAGATGAGACCGTGCTGTTTCCGATCCCGTGGCGGATTGCGTCGGTTTGATATGCGCCCGTTACTGGGGCGTTGTGTTGGTGCTGGGGCTCGCCGTGAATGATTCCGTTTTGCGGCTGGCCGTCGATGGTGATTAGATCGTTATTTTGCATTGGTTATGCTCCCGTTAAAATGCGGCCCGGCTTGGGCCGTCTGGGTGTTGTCTCATAATATCGCAGTCCGGGCAAGTTAATTTTCCCAAAAAATAAGCCCGCCGGGTGGCGGGCCTATGAAGGGGGATCGGCTGCGGGTTCAAAACTCCCGCAATATGTCCTCGGTTCTGGCGTATCGGTTCAACGCCTCGATCAGTCCGGGCTCGAGCTCTCGCAACAGCTCGAGGTTTCGCTGATCCATTCTCGCGACCGAGCCGTGCAGGCTGTCCATTGCCCGGGCCAGTGACTCGGCCCGGGTGTCGGCCATGCCCTGCTCGATCAGTTTCTCGGAATATTTAACCATGGTTTTTTGCTCCTTTATCAAGGCCGATATCGCCGGCCACGTGGTGACGAATAACCGAGCCCGGGGGCAGGGTCTTCACAAATGCCCGCAAGCGGTCGCCGTCCGTCTCCGGCTGCTGCTGGTTCGCGGTGGCGGTCCAATGCAAGGCGACATTGCCGCCCGCCGCATAGCATCCGCCCGGATCCTCGGTGGCGGCTTTTTTCTTGCTGGCCCCGTGCGCTGTAAACCCGAGGATAAAATCACGGTTTAGGCGAGCACAAAGCGGGCCGTCCTTCCCGCCGCAATTTCGGCAAGTTATGTCGTCGTTATATTCTGCCGGGCAGCGGACAATGCGGGTGCCGCCGACGCGCCGGTATTTATTGAGCCCGGCGACTCCGAGCTCATACTCATAGACCGGGGCAGATAGCCAATATTCAGGCTTAACGACGGTGACGGTCGGGGCGGCCTCATGCGCCAGCACGGCCTCGTCTGGGGTGGCGGCGCTGTAATTGATCACGGTTTTTTCCGAGCTCAATTTATGAGCCCAGAAAAGCGGGTGAAAATGTGAATAGGTGAACGAAAAGCCGCGCCGGGGTTTTGCGTCCAGTACGGCCTCGAGGTAATCAAAATCGATTTGCCCCTCGCCGCACCCGGTGCCGCTTGGGTTCAGCTCACAAGATGCCGGGCATGTCCCAAATTTTTCCGAGCTCCCGGCCCGGTATGTAACGGCGCACCCGGCGGTCTTTTTCGCGGTGCTCATGGCGGTAGTTTTCAGCATCGTTATTGCTCCCGTAATAGATGCGATTTGTCCCATACATAAAGCAAAGAAAAAGGCCCGTCAATATGGCGGGCCTTCTTTTTATTTCCGGCGCTTGGTTTTCAGGCGACGATCTTTCGGGATGTATTTCTGGCTTGTCTGGTTTCCCGAATATCTGTCGAAGTCGTCACCATAAAGAAGCTTACCGATCAGGCGGAACAAAAACATCAGGCAATCACCCACTTTCTGCGGATATCGGAAACAGTGCGAACAATTTTCCGCAAGCGCTCGATTTTGTCAAAATCGCTTTCCTTGCTTATGTGCGGCACCGTGGCCGGGTTGTGGCCGGGGTCATCCGGGTGGTTGTAGATCATCACTGGCGACAAAACACCCACACCAACAAAGTTTTCTTTGCCTTCGACGTTCTCGTCCATCACCTCGAAAATTTTCTCAAGATCAGCCAGTGCCTCGAGAACATTTTCAAGCCTCATCCGATTCCCGGCATACAGAACTTTATCACTCATCGTTCCCTCCCTTTTCCTGATCCAGACCAGAGAAGAAAATGGTGATGTCGCCTTGTTCGTCGAGCTCGCACTCGATCTGCTTATAGGTGACCTCTGTTCCAGCAAAGGCCTGATGTATTTTTTCAAAAAGCTGTTGTTCTGTCAGCACAACCTTTTGCGGCATCACATCCACCCAAATGTCACGATCTATGTTGTCGTGCATCATGTCATCGTAAATCCAAGACTCATGCTCTTGGAGGTATTCAACGATATCGATCTCGTTAAACAGATGAGCGGGGACGTTCACCTCTACAAACCACTCTTGGTTTTCCGTCACCTTAACATTTACTTTTTTCATTGCGGTCATCGCAATCTCCCGTGTTGAAGTTGTGCCCCTGATATATGGGATTATTGCGGACAAATCAAGTCAAATATTGTGTCCCAGTGAAAAGGCTGTTGACAGCGGAACAGGGGCTCAACTTTCTCGATGCCGTCCATTTTTAAATCGACCGCTGCCGATGCAGGATACAAAAGACACTCGGATGGCTCGGTGGCCTTAGTCTGTCGCTTGATAAGAATCCAGCAGCTCGAGTGCTGGTGTCGAGATAGCCACGCCACTTGTGACGGACGGAGGGTCACCGCGTTGCCGGTAATGTACTTGAGCTCGACCAGATGAAAGTCCCCGGCCTCGTCACATATCATCAGGTCAGGAATCCCGGCCCCGATGTAGTTCTCAATCCTCGTCAAAAGCAGCTTCCGTTTCGACCGCTGCGCTGCTTCCTTCACTTGCTTGTAAAAGCCTGCCTCTCGCTTTGTCGCGATTGGAGGTATTTTCATCTTCGGGGGTGATATCGATTGTGACCGGGGCATAGCTGTTCTTAATCTCCTCAAGGGCTTTCAAAACCTCGTCTTTGCTCATGCTATCAATCGAGCCATGACGGATTTCGGATTTGCTTACGTAGATGTCCCCTTGTGCCTGACCTCGCCGATACTCCGCTTGAACAGCCGCAGAGTAAGCGCCGTTCTGCAAAGCAGTGTCTCGGATGAGCTGAAGGTCACGCAGATGCCGTTGGTAAGTTACGCCGTACTTCTCGTCGAGCTCGCGGCGGTAAGCTTGGATCGCTGCCACCACGTGCGGAGAGATGTGCGGGTTGGTCAGCTCATACGCCCGGGTGTGAGCAGAGCCAACAGAGTAGCCAGCGTTGATCGCCGCCTCTCTCAAAGTTATCTGACCGTCCTTGCTGACCAGCTCTTTGACAAAGAGCTCCTGCTTTCGGGTCAGAGGGGATTGTGCTGTCACCGGGGGCCGGCCCCGGGTCTCCATAGGTTTGCCGGTGAGCTTCGACGCTCTCTTTCTTGCCGCCATCGTTTCCTCAGTTAAAACGGTCAACTCCCATCCTTTTTACAGCGGTTACCTATATAGAGCAAAAAATATTTTTTTTGAAAAAACCCGCGAACCCCCCATTAAGGTCATTTCCTCTGTTACATATTTGGTTTTAAATATGTAACACAAAAAGTAACACCTTTGTCTTGCTGTAATCCTTAGTGAGTAACGATTACAGAGTACTGTTACTTTTTTTACACTAGTTACACCATATTTTTTGTGTTTTTTATTTTTTCTAATTTTCTCCCTATATAAGTAACAGTAACGAAAAAGGGCCCCGCCGAAGCGGAGCCCAGAGCCGTGAGCCGCGTTACATGCGCGACAATTCGTACACTTCAGCGACACGGGCTCTTCTTTTCACCCGCTTATCGCGGATGCTGACAATGTCTCTGGTCTGTCCGCAGACGTAACGTCTGCCTTGCACCAGTTGCCAGTGCCAACCTGCCACCAATAGGAACACGCGGTCCGCGTTCCTGTCTTTGACGGTATGCTTTAGCCAACCGGCTAACGTAACACCGTCTGTGCGATTAAGCCGGATGTTCCAATCATGCCGACAGGAACGTGCTTCGATGTTGTTCCACCGAAGCACGGTTCGTATCCAAGAGGTATGAGTGCCGGTGATGGCTCTCTTACCGCTTGCCGCCCGAAGCTGGGCGGCGGCTTCACCTGTTGTCATGCCAGTGATGGCGCTGATAACAGACGGCCCACAGTAGCGGTTTTTGTCCCGCGGGGTTGAGCCGTGGTTGACAGGCTTAATACGAAGTTTGGTCATGATGACCTCCCGTAGTTGTTGACGGTTTCAAATAGCGTGGGCGCTTTTGCGCTCTTCTTATCTTTCTATTCTAAATCAATGGGTTAAAAGAGATATCCCATATGCGACTTATCTTATATCGTATGCGACAAAATAAGGGGTGCGACACTATGTCACACCCCTCGAGATTTAGAGCAGCAGGCCCGTGAGCCACGGTTTGAGTTTTTCAAGCCCCCATATGACGCCAGCGGTTAGAGTGACGGCGGTGATGACTTCAAAAGCTTGGGACATACTC